TCTGATGAAGACTTTGATTCATATATTTGGGGAGATATTACAAAGTGGGAAACATTTCAAGAATTACTCCAGGCGATAAACGGTCGCACAATAGATTTACTTTGGATGTCACCTCCATGTACTGAGTTTTCTTTGGCTCGCAATCCTAAAATTGAAAATCCCGGGATTGACTTATTATTCACTTCAATGGCTTTGAAAGAATCCCTGGCTCCCAGGTATTGGATAATAGAGAATGTTAAGGGCGCAATCAAAAAGTTTAACAAAATACTAGGGCAGGTTGAGTATAAATTAGATCCGTTTTATTTGTGGGGTGTATTCCCAATCTTCAACCCCGATCTAAAACATTCCAAGATGACAGGTGACACCTGGAGTGATGACCCACTTCGGCCATTTAGAAGGGCAAAGGTTCCCCTCGAGTTTTCTGAAGCATTAAGACAGACTGTTCAATATCAACAACAATTAGACTTCAAGTCATAATTTGAAGAGATGCCACCCCAGCTGCGATCTGGGTTGATGTTGGATGAATGGCAATAGGAAAATCACTTCTTTCGGGTCCACTTATGACAGATGGTAATGCACTCATTCTAATCCAATCCGGCACACCACCCTTTGCTGAATCACTACCAAAAGCATCGGTAAATGATACCATAGTCTTGGCATCGTCATAGAACTCCCGTAGGTTGGTGACCGTCTGAGTCTTTTCAGCGAAATTGCCATCAAGGTTATGCCACCAGTCGGCAAGAGCATCCGCTTTGAGCATTCTTTCCGGCCTGATGCCACCTGCAAGCCACATAGGAAATGAATAACCCATCTGTTTTTCTGCAGTATCAGGTAATAGTGTACCTTGGTTGAGCATTTGAATCAATTGTGCTTCTTGATATTCACGGTAAAAGCCCATAGAATACTCAGTCGAATTACAATTGACTGAATCAATCGCCATGTAAACAGACATCTGGGGTTCAATAAATGTCTTTTCACCAGTCCCTGAATTGTAAAGAATTAGTGTCAAGTACAAATGGTTAGTGTAAAAGTTGAATGTAGGAGAAGACCCCAGAAACTGGTTAGGGAACTCATCGGTGATTGTCGCACCACTCGAGGGGCTGATTATTGAAGCCTTGAATAATACGTTTGGATCTGAAGCCGCAGGGCCAGCATTAGCGAAGGTTTCAGATAATATCAAGTCTGTCGGGATGATTGGATATTTTGAAACATAGAATAAATATGCTTCGTTGGAATTGTCATTTGCCGCCATTTGCGAATCATCATAATAGTCGATGAAGTTGACCGTATGCCTGAAACCATCTCTAAGATTGATACGCTTGTTGAATATTTTGTAATCATCAGATGCAACGGTCACAATATCGGCAAGGGATATACTTTCTCTGAACTCATGAATTGGCATGTTGTCACTTCCTTTGCTTCTTGTAGGCTTTTGATGCGGCCTTGTTTCTTGCTCTTAGGTAATCTTGAGGGGATTCCGCTTTACGCTTCTTTCTATACTCAAACTTACTGTTGAACTTTATCCAGGGGTTAGGCTTTGAACGCTTCTTACGCTTAGGCTTCTCTATTACGACAGCCTCAGCAACTTGAGCATCCGTTGGGACTACCTGCGTCAAAACCTCCCCCTCTTTGATAAATATTTGAAAAGCGGGTGTATCAGTAATCATATACGCTTGATAGGCAGGTATAGCGATCATATCAATTGGGAATATAGTAGTATTGTCACCCACAATAAGACCTGTAAGAGCGCCAATGCCTGCACCAACCGAAGCGCCCACGGGACCACCGAACGGAGCGCCAATGCCAGCACCAACCACGGCCAAGGATGAAGCCAATTCTCCTTTGGCTTTTGCTCGCTCAAGTCTTTTACCCAGACAGACCACCTCAGAGGTCTTGGGCTTGAGTCAATAGTTGAGTCATTTGCTTCTCAGTGACGGAAGTTGTTTCAGCGATAAGCATAATGTCGACTTCAAGGGTTGCAGCATCTAAGAATGTGTCTTGAGCATTTGCATCAACAGCAATTCCAACAAGTAAATCACTCACGACAGGGTATCCTCCTGGATGATAGTCACGCATTGGGTAAATGTTGTGAACATGATTGCGAGTTTGGTTCTCAAGTGCATTTGCCTGAACCATCAATCCCCATTCTTCAATGTAAAGAACATCAGGAGAAGCGATTCCAACATCTGCCGCATCTTCATAGGCTCTTGAGGATACAAAGACCTTGAAGGCATTGAATCCATCTGAGTCAATTGCTTGAAGTTGATCGGAAAATATAATCGACCACATGCCGGTATTTGTGTTTCCAGTAATGTTATGATTAGGGTCACGAACTTGTATGTAAACGTCTTTTACAAGAAGACCGTTTCTTTTCACTACGTTGACATAATCAGATAAGTCAATTCGTCCATAGACTAAACCCAGATCACCGGCGGCGTCTAAGGTAAATTGAAGTCTATCTCTTAAAATAATGTCTTGTTTTGCTTTTGCCATAGTGAAAGGGGGGTAGGCTATGGTATAAATATAGAATGGATAGGTTAACTTGAACATCTCTGAAGCAAAGTGGCGTTTTTTTTAGCAAAAAAGACATCACTGAAGCCCATATTCGTACCTTCTTTTCCGATAATACTATTATAGGGGGAATGATAGCATATTATCATGGGGAAACATAAAACCGCCATCAGCCTGACGCTCGACCGTGACCTTTGTGATTGGTTTTCTGGAGGTGGAAAAAACAGATCGCTTGAAATTAACTCAGTATTGAGGAAGTATCTAAGAAAAGAACTCAGCGATAAAGAAGACGACGACGAAGAAATACCTTTGGAAGATTTGACCATTGGCAACCATTTAAGCCGAGCCTTAGCATTGATTCAAAGGCGAGATGGCGCAGATTCATTATTCGCTCAGATAATAGTTCAATTCATCACACATTATAGGGGTGACTGAATGAAATCTTTTAGAGAAAACCGGATATGTGTTATTTGCGAAAAGAATAATTCAAAATCACCTTGGGTTATATGTCACAATTGTGGCGAGTGGATAGTTCACAATTGGAATAAGGAGGCGTACCGAGTATGAGTAAATATTTGATGGTTGATATCTTTGCCGGATTGGGTGGTGCTTCATCCGCATTTGTGGCTCATCCTAATTGGGATGTGATCCGAGTTGAAGTATCAAATATAGTATTTCAAGAAGTTTTCAAGAATGAATCGAGAACCGGTATCAATGGAACCTATTCTGATGAAGACTTTGATTCATATATTTGGGGAGATATTACAAAGTGGGAAACATTTCAAGAATTACTCCAGGCGATAAACGGTCGCACAATAGATTTACTTTGGATGTCACCTCCATGTACTGAGT